TCACGTTTGCCAGAACTGGTGACCGTGGTGATACAGGTTATACTGGAAGTCTTGGTTACACTGGATCAAAGGGTGATATTGGATTCACTGGTTCTCGCGGAGCAACAGGATTTACTGGTAGCCAAGGATTCACTGGTTCGCAAGGTGATATTGGATATACCGGATCAAAGGGTGATACTGGATTTACCGGCAGCCAAGGATTTACAGGGTCTGCTTCAACAGTTGCCGGTCCTCTTGGATATACTGGCAGCCAAGGATTTACTGGATCACAAGGTGATACTGGACCAACAGGTCCTCAAGGTGCACAGGGCGTAACTGGATTTACTGGATCTCTTGGATTCACTGGAAGTCAAGGTGCAGGATTTACTGGTTCAACTGGTCCTACAGGTCCGCAGGGTCCGCTTGGTTTTACTGGATCGACCGGTCCTCAGGGTGCTACCGGTCCACAAGGCACGACTGGATTTACCGGATCAAAAGGCGACGGCGGTCCACAAGGGCCAATTGGCTTTACTGGATCTACTGGGCCAACTGGTCCACAAGGAGCTCAAGGACCTACTGGTGCACAGGGTCCAATTGGTTTTACTGGAAGTACTGGACCAACTGGACCTACCGGACCACAAGGCCCACAAGGAGCTACAGGTCCGACTGGACCACAGGGTGCAATTGGCTTTACTGGAAGTACCGGACCAACTGGTGCAACTGGACCTCAAGGTGTAACCGGACCACAGGGTCCGCAAGGATTGCAAGGTGCTCAAGGACCACAGGGTGCTATTGGTTACACTGGAAGCTTAGGTGCTCAAGGACCTCAGGGAGCTCAAGGACCTCAGGGAGCTCAAGGTCCAATTGGATTTACTGGAAGCCAAGGTGCACAAGGAGCTCAGGGTGCGCAAGGTGCTATGGGTCCAACGGGACCACAAGGCGCTCAAGGACCTCAAGGCGCAATTGGATATACTGGATCTTTAGGACCGCAAGGTCCACAAGGGACAACTGGACCAACTGGATCCCAGGGTGCAACTGGTCCGCAAGGTGCTCAAGGACCAATTGGTTACACAGGGTCTGGATATAGATTTGCTACTGGGTATTTCAACAACGGTACTACAACAGCTAACTTTGTCGGTGATCTTGGTGATAATGGCCATTTAGCTAGCGGATTTACTGCACACAAAGCTCCATGGGATTATGCTGGTAACTCAGATGTAGACACTGGTATTTTTAGTATCGAGATGGCGGGTACTGCTCTTGCCACGTGGCATGATGGCAGCTACTTCACAACAATGGTTATCAGACCAACTACCGGCGCCGGTGGTGGTTCTGTGTTTATCTATAACGATCAAGGCAGCGGATATTCACCAGGATGGAGACAAGTCTGGACATCTTCTGTATCTTGTTATAACTACGTTGATATTAGAGCTCCTATCTTCTATGACGTAGATAATACAGGTTATTACTGGAATCCAAATACTTCATCGGCTCATAGACTTCAAACGCCGTCTGGTTATCTTGATCTAGGTCCAATGAATGCCAGTTTCTGTCACTTCCAGACAGATAGACCCCAGTTTTACTTTGGACAAAACATCCATGCTGATGGTGTTTACTATGATTATGATAACACTGGGTATTATGTAGACCCGGCTTCAACATCTATAATGAATCAAATCTATTACGCAGGTCTGTATAACGCATCTGATACTAATTATGGTATTGTCGGAAACAATGGATTCTTTGATACTCTTAACTCTGGTGTTGCTGGAGATCAACTAGAGCTTTGCTACTCTCGAGGCACGTTTACATCCACTTCTGGGTCAATGCGCGCTCCAATATTCTATGACAGAGATGATACTAGTGTTCGTTGGGACGGAGGAACACTTGTTCTTCGCAATGCATCACCAACAGTATACTTCCGTGATACAGATCATAACTCTGCTATGATCCACGTGAATAGCAATATTTTCTATGTTCTACGTGGTGGTAATGATAGTGAAACATGGACTACTGTTGGTAGTGGCTCGTGGCCACTAGAAATCAATCTAACAAATAATAATGCTCAATTTGGTGGTATTGTCACAGCTATCAGCGATATGCGCGCTCCAGTTTTCTATGATAGTAACGACACAGGTTATTATGCGGATCCAAATGGTACGTATAGTCAATTTAGAGGAATCTTTGCCAATAACTGGTTTAGATCACAAGGCGATTCTGGTTGGTATAGTGAATCTTATGCTGGCGGGATCTGGATGAATGATAGCACATACGTTAAAGTATATAATGGCAAAGCATTTTACGTAGGTAATAATATTGATGCAACCGGTAACATTACAGCTTACTATTCTGATGAACGACTAAAGACAAGAATTGGTTCTATCACTCATGCCATTGAAAAAGTAAAATCTCTTGATGGTTTCTACTACGTCGAGAATGAAACTGCCAAGGAACTCGGATATAATAACGATGAACAACAAGTAGGTTTGTCAGCTCAGCAAGTACAAGCAATTCTACCAGAAGCTATTCACATGGCTCCTGTTGATATTGCGGTTGATGAAGACGGTAATAAGTATTCAAAGACTGGTGAAAACTATCTGACGGTTGACTATTCGAGACTTGTTCCTCTACTGATCGAGGCAATTAAGGAACAACAAACACATATAAATAGACTAGAACAAAAAATCAACTCTTTGGAGAATAAATAAAAATGGCACTTACATATACATGGAAGATTAAGAGTCTGAAGAAGCAGGACGATCCTTCTGCAGAACTTAATGACATCATCGTCCAAACATATTGGGAATGCACAGGAACTGACGAGGACGATAACTCGGGTACGTTCCACGGTGCTACTCCGTTTGAACCAGATCAGGTCGACCCTGCAAACTTTACATCCTACGAAGATCTGACAGAAACTCAGGTTCTAAGTTGGGTCCAGGCTGTCGTAAATGACAATCCTGGTTATAAAGCTCACATCGATGAGCAAATCCAAAAGCAGATTGATGCTATCGTTCGTCCGATGGTTGAAGTACAATCTGATGCACTACCTTGGGCTGAATCTAATACAGCTTCATCTAACACAACCCCAACTGCCAATACATAATTCAAGGAGAATATATCATGGCTACTAATCCAGAACTCGATCCGAAGCTTGTTGAAAATCAGCAAGCTCCTCAGGCTCCAACTGTGACACTGACAGTGGACGTCAATGAATTGAATGTCATCATGGGTGGACTACAAGAACTTCCACACCGTGTTGTAGACCCTATTCTGAAGAAGCTGTTTCAACAGGCTCAGGCACAACTGCAAGGATAACCAATGCCAACCCCCTCATCTGGTGCCATCTCAATGAACGATATGAGATCGGAAATTACTCGGGCGACCGGTAGTGCTCTCGGCATGGACGAAATACGCACCAGATACGGGGGTTCTGGTGCTATTTCATTTAGCGATCTTTACGACAGTGAAGGATTCACTATCACAACAGGTTCGTACCGATCTAAGTTTATTAACCAGGACGGATACAACTCGCTAGTCGCCTATATCGGTTCAGTAAGTCCTAGTGAGGGCACCTCAAGTGGTAATACTCGCCTCCAATTTGCAGCTGCTGCATGGCTTGCATCATTTTACACTCAATTTACAACTTCGAACGGATTTCTTCAAATAGTTTCAGCACAGACTGCGCCGACCGCCAACGGAACTGCAGTATCTACTGGATACAAACCGACCGACATTACTCGTATTGTAGCAGCAAACGTATCAAGAACTATTCAATCTTCAACAGTTAGTAATAATGCGTCCCAGGCAATATTTGATTATGTTGTTCCTGCGTCTGGTACAATTCACTGCCTAATCAAATTCTAATAACATGAGAGCTATTGATTTGATTGATAAAAGGTACATCCTCACATCTATGCAGTTAGTAGGGCCTCCAATTGCTCTATGGGCTATCTATAGTTATGCTACACTTCCATGGTTACTAGTTTCGTTAATAATGTTTTTGATTATCAAGACTATAGGAACAACTGTAACATATCACAGAATCCATGGCCATAACACGCATAAAATGAACCCCATCGTTGAATATGTGTGCACATTCCTAGGTCTCCATGGGACATATTCATCTCCTATCGACTACTGCGCTGCCCACGCTCTCCACCACAAATACTCAGATACAGAGAAAGACCCTCATAGTGTCAAGCATATGGGGTGGAAAGTAATGTTTCCGATTCTATGGGATACAGGAGGTCCTACTGGAGGAGACCTGAGAACCGTTGTTAGGTTAATGAGAAAAGACACTACCAAATTTTTCCATCGTCACCACTTTCTTTTACTAGCGTTACCGTATCTGTTAATTTTTGTTTCGACTGAGCTTTTCTTTTTCGCTTACTTCATTCCCGCCGTGTCTTCTATTTGGGCCGGGGCATTGGGAACGCTTAACCACGATGACAACGGTCCGTACGATAGAGGTCTTCTATATAGTTTGTTGACTGGAGGCGAGCATAAGCACGTATGGCATCATAATAACCCAAATGATACCTCTGGTGAAGGATGGTTAGATATAGTCGCTAATCTTGTCGCTAAGAAAAGGATTACATAATGTCTGTAGTATTTGAGCGTATAAATTCGCTAGAAGAATTTCTTGAGTTTGATGATATGTTTGCAGCTGCGGAATCACGACTTGATCTTAACTTCTTCAGTCAAGTTCCAACACCTTTGACCTACGAGGATAAGAAGCAATATTACAGATCACAGGTTGTATCCGCATTCAACAGAACGTGGCCTTTAATGACGGAGGACGAATCAGTATTCTTCTACAAAGGAATATACAATGGCACGCTGATGGAGTTTGCCGGTGGTTTTATTGAAGCCGATGGGATAACATTAAGAGGTCATTGGTATCTCACCGCACCCGATGATACCGATTCACGTAATCCCATCCACACAGTAGCAACTGCAGCTGTACGCAAGGCGTTTTACTCTAACTACGGAATCACGAGATATAAGGTTCTTACGTTTGTTGGATCAAGCATGTACCAATGGATGAAGCTGAGGATACGGGATGGTTCTATCATACTTGTTTCTGAAACAGAAACACCTGGTTTAACAGCGGATACAAATTTCGTTACATTTCACTTAGAGGTTTGATATATTATGAAAACGTTTGATCTATTTCCTACACTTGTAGGAACTGAAGTTTATCCTGAACATGAGCAGTTTAAAAAGACGTTCTTTGATAACTTGCCAAAGTATACAAGAGAAGATGGTATTACTGGTGAAGAGTCTGGGCACGTAGATCTTCATCTCAATCCGGACTTTGAAGATCTTTTTCAGTTTATATCTACTATTGCCAATGATTATATTGATGCGCTTGTCGGATCAAAAGACATCTGGGAAGCTTGGTTAGTCAAGACTTGGTTTAGTGACTTTAGTGTGCCTCCACATAACCATGCTGATGCACATCTTTCATTTGTATACTATATAAATGTTCCTGACGATAAAGCAAGTCCATTGCATATGATTGCACCAGATGAACGGCTGAATGATTTAGTCGGCGGTATGTTTCTTCGAAATAAAAATATTGAAGCTGTCAAATACAACAATCAGTATAATTGTAACTCTGTTGAATTTCGTCCATATGAAGGTGCATTAATAATCTTTCCGGCAAGGCTTAAACATTTCGTAGAATCCACACAGCCAAGTGATAATATTGAGAATCGTAGAATCTCACTGGCCGGAGATTTTATTCTGACTTTTAAAGAAACAACCGCCAGATCAATGGGACTTCAGCCAATCAGCAACTGGCGTTCTATGAATAAATAAATAGAATCAAAACAGGATGTCGAGATGGCTACACCAACAACAAAAGCTGAGTTTAAAGAGTATTGCCTACGTAAACTAGGTAAGCCAGTGATTGAGATCAACGTTGATGATGATCAGGTAGATGATCGCATTGACGAAGCAATCCGTTATTGGTACGACTATCACTTTGATGGTTCGGATAGAATCTATTACAAGCATCAAGTGACAGACACAGACAAAGCCAATAAGTACATCACACTACCTGAAAATATCATTGGTGCAGTTCGTGTCTTCCAGATTGGCGATCCATCAATTCGTGCTGACGACCTTTTCAATATCCGTTATCAGATCGCTCTGAACGACCTCTATACATTGACAAACGTTTCTCTTGTTCCTTACTATATGGTAATGGAACATCTTGCGCTTGTGACAGAACTTCTTGTTGGTCAGCAACCGATTCGTTACCAACGCCATAAAGACAGACTGCATGTCGATATGGACTGGAATACAGTTCCAGTCGGTACATTCTTACTTGTCGAAGCATACGAAGTTGTGAATCCTGAAACATGGACAGATGCATGGAATGATCGTTGGCTTCAGAACTATGCAACTGCACAGATCAAGAGACAGTGGGGTTCAAACCTGACTAAGTTTACTGGCATGCAGCTTCCAGGCGGTGTGCAGTTTAATGGCGAAAAGATCTATGACGACGCTACGGAAGAATTAAGAAGAATGGAAGACGAGATGATCTCATCGTATTCTCTTCCAGTTCTTGATATGATCGGATAAGATCTTGACTACCAATTTCTATTTCAATAACTTTACAAATAGCCAAGAACAGGTTTTGATTGAAGATCTCGTACTCGAGTCTATCAAAATCTATGGCCATGACATGTACTATTGTCCTAGAACATTGGTAGCCAAAGATGATATCTATGGCGAAGATACAATTTCAGAATACAAGACTGCTTACTACATCGATCTTTACATTCGTAACTTTGATAGCTACGAAGGCGATGGCAACTTCTTATCTAAGTTTAATCTAGAAATTCGTGATCAGATGACTCTTACAGTCTCTGTTCGTAACTTCATGAATGAAATTGGTAATATTGAAATGATCGATCGTCCACAAGAAGGCGATCTCATTTATATTCCAATGCTCGATCGTTTGCTTGTTATCAAGTATGTAAACAAGAATCCAGTATTCTATCAAATGGGTGCAATCCAGATGTATGATCTGGTTTGTGAAATGTTTGAATACAGTTCAGAAAGATTCAATACTGGTATCGATGCGATTGATAGTATTGAAACCAATCTTTCACTTGATGCATCAGAGTATGCTATTCTAACTCAGGATGGATTCATCATTACTAGCCAAGATGGATATCAAATTGTTCAAGGTGGTTATAACTTTGAAGAACAAGCAAGAGATCCTTTTGAAGATAATACAGAGTTTGAAACTGAAGGTGATAGCATTCTAGACTGGACTCAAATCGATCCATTTAGTGAAGGGAACGCATAATGTTCGGTCGTACATGGCATCACGATACACTTAGAAAATATGTAATTCTGTTCGGAACTATCTTCAATGATATCTGGATTACAAGAGACAGTGCTTCAGGTGAATCAATTCAGACTCTCAAAGTTCCACTTTCTTATGGACCAAAAGAAAAGTTCCTGGCAAGACTTGAAGGTAACCCAACACTAGAGAATAAAGTTGGTGTAGTACTTCCACGTATTTCTTTTGAGATGACGTCATTTACATATGATCCTGATAGAAAACTGAATACACTTAATCGAATCTATAAGCAGCCAACAAATAATGGCACTGATGATCGCATCTCTTATCAGTATATGCCAGTGCCATATAACATTACATTCCAAATGTCAATCATGGTAAAGAATGCTGAAGACGGCACAAGAATTGTCGAACAGATTCTTCCATACTTTACTCCAGACTGGACTGCTACAGTAAATCTAGTACCAGAAATTGGAGCAACATTCGACGTTCCAATTATTCTAAATGATGTAAACGTATCAGATAGTTATGAAGGTAGCTTTGAAGAAAGAAGAGCTATCATCTGGGATCTGACATTTACACTGAAGGGATACATCTTTGGTCCGAGCAAGAAGACAGGTCTTGTTAAGTTTGCTACAGCCAATATGCGTCTTACCGATTCACCAACAACTGCAAATGCTTCAACAACAGCAAATACAGTAATCGTGACAGCTAAACCAGGACTTACTGTCGGTGGCTTGCCGACAAGTAATTCTGCCGCGTCTATTGATTATCTTGAAATTAAATCGACAGATAACTATGGATTTATTAATGACTTTGAAGAGAATATCTAATGAGTAACGACATTTCAAATATTGGCAAAGGAAGTCTTCCTGCTGTCATTGAGAGAAAAGCAATTCCACAAGTTGAAGCGGATTTCGATTACGCTCGTGAAAACATGATGGAAGTAATCAATAAGGGACAAGAAGCTCTCTTTGATCTAATGGATGTAGCTCGCCAGAGTCAACACCCAAGAGCATACGAAGTTCTTGCTACTATGATGAACACTATGGTTGGAGCCAGTAAAGACTTACTTGATCTCCAAGCCAAAAAGAAAAAGCTCCTAGAAGACGATCCAGAAGCTACACCACAACAGGTTACGAATAATCTATTCGTCGGATCAACTGCCGAGTTACAAAAGTACTTAAAGCAAAATAAAGATGAGCAGTGAAAATTATCTAGGTAATCCTAGACTTAAAAGAGCAGATACAAAGGTCGAGTATACTCCAGAGCAAGTTGCCGAGTATATCAAGTGCTCTGAAGATCCAATCTACTTTATCTTAACTTATTGTAAGATTGTCAATATTGACAAGGGTCTTATCATGTTCCCGCTCTGGGAATTCCAGAAGGAAATGATTCTTTCCTTTGAGGCCAATCGTTTTGTTATCTGTAAGATGCCTCGTCAGGTTGGTAAGACGACTACGGTTGCTGCTTATCTGCTATGGAAGATCCTCTTTAACGAAGAATATTCGATTGCTATTCTTGCCAATAAGGACAGACAGGCTCGAGAAATTCTTGGTCGTATTCAGCTCATGTTCGAACACCTTCCAAAGTGGCTCCAAATGGGTGTCACCGAATGGAACAAGGGTAACATTAAGCTGGAAAATGGGTCAGAAATCCTTGCCTCTGCTACGTCATCTTCTGCTATTCGTGGTACTTCGCAGAACATGGTTTACCTCGACGAGTTTGCCTTCGTTCCGACCAATATTCAAGATGAGTTCTTTGCATCGGTATATCCTACCATTTCATCTGGTCAGAGTTCAAAGGTTCTCGTGACTTCGACTCCAAATGGTATGAACATGTTCTACCGTATCTGGACAGAATCAGAGGAAGGTCGCAATGCTTATGCTCGTGTCGACGTTCACTGGTCACAGATTCCAGGCCGTG